ATATGCCATATACAACTTCCTTCGATATGACCAAACCCAACGCAACCTAAAAATGTTTTAGATTGCACCACTTGTAAATTTCTTCCACTCTATTGCGTTTTTAATTAAAAATGTTCTATTGTTAATACTTCTTAAAACCTGTTCAAGATAAGTCGTAACTTGTTTTAGATATGCAGCTTTCTGGTCTGCCTTTTGTAATTCTTCATCTGAATCCATATAGATATGTACATCTGCTTTTAGTATTTTTAAATCAAATGGTTTTTCTACATAAACCGATGGGTCTGATTTGCCTGTATAGTATTCCCATTTATGTCTTTTTAAAATGTTATAATCGTATTCAGCCTTCTTTAATAGTAAAGAAAACTTATTAAAATGTTGTAGGTACTTATTATGTAATAAAGGTATTTTAATTGATTCAGCGTCTAACTCAGTATCATCAAGTTTAAAATCTTTATCTACCTGTTGTTGTAATTCTTCTAATGTCATAGTGTATATTATATCACCTTTTGGTAGTTTTGTCAAGGCTTTCAACCAATTCTTTTTGTGTAATATAGGTAAGATTATTACAGTCTTTCCATTCTTCTATCTCACAATCAATTGCTGAAGTGCCAAGAGGATTAATATTTACTTTATAAAATTGTATATCCTTAAATTTATTAAATGTGTTTTTGTGTTGTAGTATCCAATTAAATGTTTCATCTGGATTATCAGGTCTAGCATAATTAGCATTCTTTTCAGCATAACCATTTGTACCAGCATAAACATTGTTTATTTTATTATCTAAACTATATAAATCATGACCAATAATATATACCTGTTTTGCACCTAACTCACAAGCAAGATAAATGCTTCTTGAACCTGTTGCATATGCAAAGCCATCTACATCTGGCTCTATGTCTTTTACCTTATCATTGTCGGTTATTCCGGTGATATAGGTTACGCCTAAATTATGCCCTTTTGTAAGTGTAAATACTCCATCAGCACCATGATATACTACTTGTTCACTATCATTCCAAACAATGTCAGTTTTATCTGCCATAGTTTTTAACATTTCTTTTGCAACAAATATCGGAACAGGTGTCCAGTATCCTAAATAACAAGTATGTTTATGTGCATATCCTGACCGATATATTTCGTGACCTATTCTTGAATCTAATCCCACAACAATATCTGGTGTGAAATCACGATAGATTGCGTTACAACCTATTACTGTTCCGTGTTTTTTGAAATCGTCTAGATTTAGACTTTTACGAGAATTGCCATTACCAAAACAAAACGCTGTCGTCATTATATATCATCCTATATTTTTACTACTATGAAGTAGATATTTGTACTATATCATAATTCATATAATTAAAACTAACCGAAGCATTTAAATAATCTACATCAGTTTGTCTTACATCATAATTTAAACCACCCAAAGATGTTGGATAAACATTTTGAAATCTTATTTCTGTTTTAGCAATATTCTTACTATTTAAAACTGTGAGTATTGCGTCTGAATATATACCACCTTCATTCAAAGGTTGTGGTGTAGAGGTGCCAGTTGCAGCTGTACTTCTAGAAGAACCAGGAAATCTATCACTACCAGCAGATTGTAAATCTTGAAACTGTTGATTGTTACTAGGAAATCCTAGACCAAGTATCCAGTCATGTATCTCTTTATAATTGTTTAAATTTTCATCAACAAGAAATGACATATCAAGAGCAGCATAAGTTATCTTATCACCAGGCAGAGGTATATCATACAAGGGATTAGTTTGTGTTGCTGAACCTAGATTGATACCAGGTATATTAGCACTCTGTACAAAAAATTCTACCAATGGAAGTTTAGTACACTTGAACCTAAACTGAATAGGACTAGCATAATCACTCTTAGAAGGTTCTCTTGAAATTACATTTGTTGTTGTCATACTACTATTTATAATAGTTTTTAGGGGGTACTATCATATGACCGTGTTCTCTTTTCCGTCTGAGGCGGCGGCTATGACAATCTTTTTCCAAGGAAAGCTTAAAAAAAGGGGCCGAAGCCCCTTTTTCTATTTTTCGAGAGGAATCGAAATTACATAATGTTTGTAACTTTAACTCGTCTGTAATATAAGTTTTGACTAGCAGCTGCAACAGCACCAGAGTTATCTAGTGCGCCATCAGCGCCAGAATGTGCGAAAGGATTTTGAACCATTCCGTATCTAGTTTTGAATCCAATTTTTGGTTGGAAACTGTCTTGACCAACTGCTCTCACCATTTGTAGTGGAACATATGGGCAATAGAACAAACCAGAATCGTAAGGTGAAGTTCCTTTGTAACCAATTACATAGTACTGACTAGCAGATATGTTCGCTGCATATGGATCAACATATACTTTGAATTTACCGTTTAGTACACCAGCAAAAGTATTACCTGTGTCATCAACATTTAAGTTAGAGTTTAACGCAGGAGCGTAATCTAAAACACCAGCCATTTGTAAAGCAGAAGCAACATCAGCAGAACAAATAATAATGTTCCCTTTACCTCTTCTTGTTAATTGACCGATAGCGTTAGCGTCTCTTTCTAGTTGATATAACAACCCTTTAAACTTCTCAACTGACCAACGACCATTTGAGTCTGTATCTAAATCAAAGATACCAGCAGTAGTTGTATTTACTTGAGCACCCGCTTTTGCGTGTGAGTAAATAGTTCTTACTACTTCTCTGTTTATTTCAGCAAGAATTTCACTTGAAAGGATGTTTGCAAGTTCTGTTTCAGCGTCTAGACCGTGGATTGCTTTTAAGTCTTGAGCAAGTTCCATAGTGTACTCTGCTTTTAGAGCTCTAGATTTTGCAGTAACAGTTACTTTGTCGATTGAGAAAGCCATTTCAGCAAACTCATCTGATCCGTCACCAAGTGTTTCTGCTTGTGCAGTTGACATACCAGAACCAGTAGTATAAGTACCAGCTGATGGTGAGTCGTTTAATGTTGCAGGGTTAGTACCCGCTTGAGCGTCAGGTGAACCTGTATCGCCAGCAGCGTCTCTAGCAGAGAAATCTGAATCTGCTTCATTGAATAGTGCTTCTGCACCAGCCTGTGAACCGAATCTTGATTTCATAGCAAAGATTAATCCTGTTGGACCACTCATTGGTTGTACGCCACAAATATCGTATGCGATAAGATTTGGCATAGCTCTTCTAACTAATGATATTAGTACTGGATCCCAGTTATCAACAGATGAACCAGTTGCGTTTGCAGGTGCAGCCTCAGCCATAAAGCTTCGGTCTTCCCTAACTGATTTCTCTTGGTTTTCTAAAATCACAGTAGTTACAGCTCTTTTATAAGCATCTTCGATTTTTGGCAAATCTGGATGTTCTAGGACTGGCTGCCACTTTTCCTGTAAGTTTTCAGTAAGATACATTTTTATCTCTCCTTTTTATTATTTACATTTAAAAAACATCAAGACTATAAAGCCTTAAGGTTTTTAGTTATTGCGGCTGTATATGCAGCCATAGCATCCGAACTAGCTTCAACAGCTGGCTCATTCGCCGCCACAGAATCAACTTCGTCTTTAGACGCGGCTTCTTCTATTTTGCTTTTAGGGAAGTAAGATTCTTTAATAGTTTCTAGCTTCTCTCTAAACTTTTCAGCACTATCGTACTCAACATTTTCAGCCATAGAAACAAACTTTTCTTTTTCTGTTTCTGCTAAATCAGCAGTTACTTCTAAGATTGCTTGTTTCTTATGGAATTCAGAAACTTCTTTTGACAGATTTACATTCTTTTCAATCTGTTCGTTAAGTTTAGCTTCTAAATCTTTTGATTGATTTGTTAAGTCCTCAAGTACATTGTACTTTTCTTCAGGAACATCAATATAATGTTCTTTAAATAAAGATTTAAGTCCAGTGATGAAATCTTCAGCAATCTCGGTACGAATACCTCTCTCTACTGCTAATTCATTTTCTTTCATCCATTCTTCAACAACATAGTTTAGATATGAGTCAACTTTTGACACCATAGCTTCTTTTACTGTTTCAGTTTCTTTTGAAAGTTTTTCTTCATACTGAGACTCTAGTACTTTAACCTGTTCTTGTATTCTTGTTTTAACAGCAGTTTCAAAAATAGTCGCAGCCTTTTCCTTGAATTCCTCGGATAGGTCAGCGTCTGTTGAAACTAATGCCTTAACATCATCAGATAGGTCAATATTCATTTCAGTTTCAGTAGCAGTTTCAGCAACAGTTTCTACACCGTCTTTTACTTCTACTTCTTCCTCTTTCATGCCAGATGGTTTTTGGTCTTTTGGTAAAGATCCGTCTTTCGCATCCTTATTAACCTGGTCCGATACTTTAGATACCTTTTTCGTAGCGTCTGGGTTACTGTCAGTTGCTTTTACAACTGGAGCACCAAGATCCTCTGCGTCATTTTTAAGGTGGCCAGGTTCAGCAGGAGCTGCGTCTTTATTTGCAGCATTCACCACTTCGTCTAACTCTTTTTTTACTTCGGTTTCAGACATTCGGTCTCTCCTTAATATTTAAAAATTAATTAATTTTTCTTATTACTATTATTTATACATCTTACCATCTTAAACCCTACGCTTTTTAAATAAGCTGCGTAGGTTTTAAAACTTAGATATAAAGTCTTTGAAGATATTTGCTTTTACTTCGGCAAGTTCTTTGCGTTTAGTTTTTTCAATCTCTTCCTTGTATTGTTCAACTTCCATACTTTTCAATATGCCGTTGTCCCATACCCATTCTTTACCTTCCATTATACCTTCTACGAAAGCGTCAGGTGCTGATGGGTCTGCAACTATATCAGCTGCAGTCGCAAGATAAAAGTCTTTTCCTACAATGTTTTTTCCTTGCATTGATTGAATAGATCCCATACCTCTTGATGATACACCTAACTGTGCGCCCTCGTCAATTAAATTCTTGACAATTTTACCGTAAGGAGTATCCATTATCTTAGCCTCACCTATAAAGTTTTTACCTTCTGGTTTAAGACTAGTAATCATGTGTGAAACTCTTTCAAGGTTAACTGTTGGTCCGTCTGGATGTCCAAGTTCACCGAAAGCACGCTTCTTGTTTATAAATTCTTTTGTGTATCTAGCAACTTCATTTGCTAAAGTCTGTACAGGATAAACTCTACCATTACGGTTTTTGATATCA